GTAATATCAGCAGATAATCTTTCTGCAATATCGTGTGTTAGTATTCCAATCCACAATATTCTTGATTTCTTCCTGTAATCCATTGGTATGTCAATTGAAGACAATGCAGCACCTCCCTCTGTATCCATCTGAATGTAACCTATTGAATATAATTGTTCATTATACAATATATATATACTGGTATGTGGTATATTTGTAGAAACTAAAAATACAATTGGTTTATTTACATTATTTTCTTCATCACGTCCTTGACAAATTTCATCACGCAATCTAACGACTGGTTTGCCTTTTAAACCATTGTATCTAAATTCAGTTTCATTATTAACAAACGGCACATTCGTTACTGGTCGGATTAGTTCATTATCTGGTTCTTTACCTAGAAACAAACGAAATAATTGATTTAAATTCGCCATTACACTGTATTATTATGTAATTTATTATGTAATTTATTATATAATAAACCGATTTTAATTACATATTCATCTTTCAATCCCTACATTTTCTGAATTGTTATGCGTAAGAAGGTAATCGTATACATTCTGAATTGAATCTTGGGTTTTTTGTAACGAATGATAGGAGTAACCAAGATGGAAATTATGTTTTTTAAGTTTGCCGCCAGATATTTTGCGCCATGATTTCGGTGTTTTTGTGAATGTATTATTTGATATAGAGACGAGGAATTCCACCATAGACGCGATATTTGTGCAAGGATTATGATTCGTATTTTGTATATTGTGTATTATAATCTCATCTCGTGTGAGTTGCCGCAAAAAAGACCCGATATGCGACGGACAAACCGTGTCACTTACGCCAAAACAAATCGATGTAGGCGCATTTTTATAAACATCCATGAGTTTTGTAATTGCCGGTGTATTCCAGAACGAGTGAAACGGGCGAAGTGTTATCAGTCGTTGCACGATTCGATGCCCTTCATTGTTCTTGTTTGCATAAAAAGAAAACCAGAATTCTGTTGTAATATTGCTACTAGGATCGAACATATGACTCCAACCTAACCACCACCACCTACCTAAATAAATCAACAGTTCAGGTGAAACCATTGGAAAATGTAATGCACTTGTTGGTAGTCCAGTTTTGAAAAATAACGCCCAATAATATCCCCATACACCAAGCGTGGGAAGAATACCGGCCGGATTCAATAGGACGAGTTTTTTGATGGGGAATCGGTCCGCGACATAAATCGAAAGGAACCCGCCGAGAGAATGCGCAACAAGGATTGTTTCATGGACGATTTTTAATTGATGAAGTGTATGTCCGATGACGTCGGCGTAACCCGTGCACATTTTTTCGTTTGTCGGGTAGATGTCTATATCAATATGACCACTTATTCCGAATGTGGGAAGATCGATTGCAACACACTTCATTGTAGGCGGTAACGCTTTCATCGTATCGAAAAATGTAGCGGATGAACTGGCCGTTCCATGAATAAAGACGAAAACATCTGATGCGTCGGTGGCGGTCGCGTCTTTAATAACGCAATGTATTTTTACACCAGAAATGTCGTGTATTTCTTCGCGGAACCCGTAGTGAGATACAAGATTGGTCATGTGAACGGCGACATTCATAGGAGGAGGAGGAGGAGGAGGCGTGGTTGCAAGGGTAGGCGCTATATTACATATCAATGACAATATGACCAATTTCACATAAATCAACCAAAGAAGTATGAATAAAATACACCATACAAATGATCCGATGATATAATTGATAATAATCATATTCCCACTATTCTAACTTTCGAAAAGTGAACTGCTTTCCTTGACGAAATCTCTCGGCGTCCATTGTTCCACGCTTCAAATTACAATCCAAACACGCGATAACAACATTTGCGTCATTGTGACCATAATTATTATCGATCCGGTCCAGTGTCCATTGTTTCCGGCACATTGATTCTTTATATGCAACTTGGCAAATCTCTCGGCAATAATCACACAAAAGTTCAGATTTCGCCAGAAACTCCACGATTCGTTCTGTTGTAATCGAATAACGCGGATCATATATTTTGTGATGTTTGTCTTGATAAATATATGCTTTCCTCTTTGTATCAATCTCTCGGATGAGATGTGTTGAAATGGATTGTATGGATGAATCCAAATTCGATGTTCCGAGAGATTTGCCAACAATATACCCCTTTAATACTTGAAGAACGAGAGATTGTGATGGTGTGTATATCTCTTCGGGAAGGGGGATGAGACATTTATGTTTGGGGACCTTTCTCTCGATCACGACCTCCGGATCCGCCATTTGTTTCATCTTGTCTTGATTTCGCTTCCCTAAAATGTCGATCTTTTTCATTTGTTATTATACTACATTATGACCATACTATATAACGTATATTATGAACGTGATGCATAATATAAAATTGAATATAATAATGTTAATGATAAAGGATACATATACATTATTGTATTCTGTGGATATTCAATGGTATTCATCTATGTTCTTAGACTAACGAACGGTAAATATTATGTAGGCAAAACAACAAATCCGGAATTTCGCTTGGAAACACATTTCAAGTCAGGTGGGTCAGCATGGACATCTCAATATAAACCATTGCAGATTGTAGAAATCATACCAAACTGTGATGAATATGATGAAGACAAATATACAAAAAAATACATGGATAAATATGGAATAGACAATGTTCGGGGTGGTTCATTTGTTTCAATGACATTAAGTAAATCTATCATTCAACTTCTAACACAAATGAGCAATGGAACCAATGATAAATGTTTTACATGCCAAAAAAGAGGTCATTTTGCCAAAGATTGTAAACTCCAAAACACAAACCAAACCAGAAATATTTACACAACTCAAGACAACGGAAGTTCTGATGGTTGGGAAACAGACGATTCTGACGATTCCGATGATTCCGACGATTCCGACGATTCTGATGTTGGTTGTATTAGATGTGGAAGAGGAAGTCATGAAACATCATCGTGTTATGCATCAACACATATCAGGGGGTATCATTTATAATGAAAGGATTATATTATTCAAACGCGGATTCGATTCGATGAATCCAATATTGCATCGTAAGTTTATCGTATCGGAAGGTTCGCTGTGAATATTCCGAGAGAATACGATCGAGAAAATCTCTCGAGATATCAGACCATTGTTCCACAATAACGACGGGTAAGTCCGCATACAATTCTTCCATTACAGGTGCCTCTGGTAAACGCCGGACGATAACAATACATCCGAGCAGTAACGCTTCCCATGTGCGTATTGTATCGAGTCCATTTCCACGTGGACTTGCAACAAACACATTCTGTGTATACGCCCCCCATGTTTCATATCGATTCACACGACGTCGCTCTATACTCATTACATCTCTCGGAATAGTATAATACGCAAGTAATCTCTCGAAGCATCCGTTTCCATTCACGTTGAATTGAAAATTAATATAGATCTTCGGAGGACCACCGCCATCCTCGCCAGTCCGTTTCGAAAAATGAAGCATTGATTCGCGTAACCGAGAGAGTTCTCGATCTTGTGTACACGCTGCAGCCATTTGCGTATTTCCCCATGTTTTCCGTATACCCAATGTCCAATAATCAAGACCATAAGGGATCGGTGATATTTTGGCGAGTGCCGTCGCTGGCGCTAATCCGTCGATATTTCGGACACTACAATTTGTAGTAAACCAATGTCGAAACAGTTTGAATTCTGGTTTGTGTTTTCCATCTTCAATAACTGTATTAAAAAAAGATCCAATGACTTTAACCGGAAAGATGGGATCGTCCATACATGTAACAATCACATAAGGTTTATTTGCCGCGTGCAATAACGTCTGAATTTCCGTTTGAAAAAGAAATAACGCATATTCGTTTTGTTGAATTAATACGACAAACCGGGAGTGTTTTTTTATTATCTCTTCTATCTCGTCTTTTTCTTGGTGTTGTAAATACATACATCGATGCAGAAATCCTGTTTTAGAATTCGGAAGTGTGCCAGGTCCACCCCGTGAATAATGTTCGTATATTCCATACATTGAAAAATTCGTTATAATTGATGATCGATCCATATTAGCGTGTTTGCGCGTATTTGAGCGTGTTTGCGTCTTTTAATTATCTAAATCGATAAAGTTTAAGTTTTATTTAATGCGCGCGTTGCACAATGACAAGTTTGGGCGCACGACGTCCTTGTATTTTTCGTAATTCGCGCGCATACCAAACCGGCGTTCCGCGCAACTTCGCCCATTTCGCAATACGGCGTTTTGGTTCGGACAAATAATAACTCCGATACGATGCAACCGCGTCGTAGATATCATTGCCATGACTGGTTCCGGTGGGTGACGCTGCCGCGCCTGGGAGTGCGCGAATTTTGAACTCGTCAGGCATCGCAAGTGCGAAGGGTGTCATAACACCGGCAATTTTGACACGTTCGAATGCGGATGCTGGGGGGATATTTTGTCGTATATACTGGGCAACTCCGTATGATTTATGGTGCTTGTGTGCGGGGTGACCGTATCTGTATTTCCATTCTTGGTGCATGGCGTCGATGAGATCCAGTGTCCAGATGAAGTTGGCCTGTGCTGCACGACACCAAATCGTAACAGGGTGGTTTTTATGCGCGATCTTATAGACGCAGGGGTCGCATTCGCCGGCGTCGGTGAGCAATCGCTGGGTCGTGCATAACATTTGGACTGCTTCCAGGATAATTTTAGCAATATGCTTGTCCATCATATATTCCGCGATTTTGGTTGGATCAAGGGAAAGAATGAAGAGGTTCATTAGTGTCTGTCACAATCGGCAATAATATTGAAACATAGGAACATATGGAAATAAGATTTCAATTTTATTAAATTTAGGTGAAAAGAGACATAAACCTATTTCTCACGTTATATCATAAAATGCTTTTGACACCCAACTTTTCTTCTGCCGATGCAGCCGACGCCAAGGTTCGCATTTCCGGTTCTGTTTCTGGAACTGTGAACTTTTCCTTTGGTCAACCCTCGGCCAAGTCTACTTATATGTCTAACGGCTATAGGATGAACTCTAATGGATATTTGGCGAACCCATCGCGTTCCGCACAGATCGCAGCCAACAATGCGGGTGCACTCACTCGTTCTGAGGCAACCTCTATGCGTCTATCTCTCGGTGGTCGCCGTTAAACCAAAGAATATTACTTCCGCCGGTTATGATATAAAACTAAAATGTTAGTGTATATCATAAAATGTCTTTGAACCCCGCCTCCGCCTCCGCCTCCGCTGCTTTTTCGGCTGCTTTCCCCGATGCGAAGTTGACCATCAACATTAACGCATTTAACGGGAATAAAACCAATTTTGGTGGTGGTTCTGCTCCCAGACCAAAGTCGATGCTCGCCACTACCCCTGTTCAACCGATGCGCAATTTTCCGTCGTTTACATCGACATCGACATCGACAAATTCTCGTCCTGGTATGATCGGACCATTATAATTTGAATATTTACGTTATTTTATGCAATTTATTATAATACAAACATTTATACGTTGTATTATAAATTCTATGGATTATTATCAACGAAGATATAACTACGAAAAATCGTTCAAGTATCCGAAGTTCATAACACTTGACGAGTCTTATACGGAACATACCGATCTGGGTGCAATTAACCTCGTTGTTCAAACATACCCGATCCAACGACCCGAAAAACGAGAAGAGTTGTTACTTTGTCTTCATAACAATCTCAACAACAAATGCATTAAAAAAGTATACAATTTATACGAGGATAATATCGATTTTTTACCGGAATGCATAAAAAATAACAAAAAACTCGTGAATATTAAAATCGTCAAAGATCCGTCACAATACATCCATACTTACGTTCCGGATTTTAATAAAACAAAAGGAGGAAACGCAGACATTATACATCATTACAAATATGGTGGAATAGATGAAAACACCGATGTAACCGTATTTCAGAATAATATAAAGGATAGATTAACCTGGAATTATTTCGTAGATTTCTGTTTGAATACATTCAAAGATGGC